CATCCTATAAAGAACATTGGTGGATCAGTATCACCTAAACCAGGTGAAGCTCCAGATAAAAGCTCTGCTTCAAGTTCTTTTTTCCTTTCTAGACCTTCATTAAGCATATCATAATTTAAAGCTCCTCCACCTAAAAGCTGTACATTACCAAACTTACCTCTAACTCGTCCTATAGTTATTTGTGATAGCGCTAATGCATACTCATAAATCCATTGCTCCATTATTACATCTCTTATAGCTCTTTCTAAATAGCATGATATAACTCCATAGAATCTATTTCCATCTGGCTCCGGGTACATTTGCATATACTGAGTTCGTGGATCAAATTTTATATCACGTCTGATAGCTAGCATTTTTTCTCGTGTATCCATCCACTCTTTTAACGTGTACCAAGATACAAGATCAAATCCATAATTTCCTAATGCATAGCTAAAATATGTTTGCTGTGCTAAAGTTTGTTCTAAAGTAAATAATGTATTTATACCTGTGGTTGAACCTTCTTCAAAGTCAGTTACATCAACTACTTTTCGATAATCCATTATATCATAGTCAAATACATTTTGATAGAAAATAGCATTTGAAGCTGATCCTTCAAACGTCATTGTATTTGGGGTTGTTTCTTTAAAATGCGCAGTAAGGCTTTGATTAAACGAGGTAATAGAAGAATATAAAGTATGGTCAAATAATTCAAGTTCAGCAATACCTGGTTCAGATCCAGATAAATCGTATGAAAATGTTGAAGATAAATCTACTGAGCTAGAAAATATACTACCACTTAACGTCGATGTAGAAACAAAGAGTGTAGGACCGAAGGCACTCGTGTATGGAGAACGAGATCCATAAAATTCAGGGCCTGGGCCTAGGGGATTTGTACCACCGGTTTTCTCTCTATTTGTATCTAAATCAGTATTTGCTAATGTATATAATAAATCTAATCGTAATCCCTTATTATTTTCATACATATCAGAATCAAATATCAAAAATTCTCTAGTATAACCTGCATACTTTGTAAAGTATTCAACAGCAATTTGTATATTTTCTCTTAGTTGGTCAGTATGAATTTCTAAGCTTACTAAAGGAAACCCTAATGATCTTTTTATTCTGTCACCTAGTCTATCATATGTTTCAATTTTCGAATTTAAATTAGTTGAAAGAAACGCCGAAAGAGGCTGAATTGTACATGCTAGCGCCATAAAAATATTTATTCCAGACTAAATAAATATATGGCGACATCACCACCTAAAAGTAACGAACAGTACACGAGTACATATTATAATGATAATCAGTGTTTTTCTTTTTCAAGACATGTTCCAACATCCATAGTACAGCTATCCGGACAGGATCCGAACGCACCTGCTCCATTTGGTACTAACACAAATACAGCACCTGCAGTTGCGGTTAAAGTTGGTCAGCCGTGCTCTGAAGTTATTATATATAATACTACTGGCGGTACTTTAGAAATTTTTGTTGATACTAGCGGAAATTACGGAACAGTAAGACCAGATCATGTAATTAAGATACATAATAATCACGAGACTACGGTGAGAGGCATTACAAATGTAAATCAAGTATCTGCGAAAGCAGGAAACGCAGGTATAGTACATTATAGAACGCAATTTTATAGTATGAATCCTTCTAGGTAGGTTCTTCTGTCTCAACATCTACTTCAGCTTCAACGTCTACTTCTGGCGTATCAACGTCTGCGGGTCCGCCTCCGAATTCAGGTATATCTCCTGCTCCACCGCCTCCAACTCCAGCTCCTTCACCTCCTACAGCATCTTCACCTCCGGCTAATTCACCCGCTAAAGCTTGTTCCTTCCAAGCTGGTCCAGCAGCTTGTATCTGGCTTATCTCCCATTGCATTTCTGCATCTTTTCTTAAGAACTCTCTATTAGCTAGTATATCTCTATCTTTCCAACCTAAGTATTTCTTTTGCGCGTAGGTTGCTGATACAAATTCATTTGATGCTAAGTTATTATAATTATTAGATTTTAATTCAAGTCTTTGATTTTCTCTTAATTCATAAAAATTAGTTGGAACATTAAATTTTGCTCATTAAGTTCAAATTTTTTGAATAACCCCATAAGAGTTAGATGTGTAATATAACCCTTCTTTAACCCGGCAGCAAACCTTTGCTGCTGTCTCATTATAAATTTAGCAAACTTGAGCTCTTCACGTAATATTGTAGAACCATCAGCAGAAGCTTGATCATTTGGATCAAGTCTCATAGAAGGTACTTTAAGAGCTCTATAAAGCTTTTTAATAAAATACATTAAATCAGCTAACTCACCAAGATTTTGACCTCCTGCTAACTGGTTTACTGAAGTTCCTTCTGATCCTTGTCTCTTTGCAAACCAAAATGCATCAAGCATTGATTGTGGATTAAATTTTTTGACTATATCATCCTGGTCGACATCAAAAGTTTTTCTTGACCAATAGTTCTGTATAAGTTTTTTAAGATAGGCCTCTGCCTTAGGAGGTGCCATGTTTCCTACGTCTACATTAAAGACTAATCTTTCTGGAGCACGTACTAATCTATAAATTACTATAGCATCTTCAATTAATGATAGTTGCCTATATGGTCGTCTAGCATTTTCTAAAAACGGTATAACAAAGTTTTTAGTTTCATTATATACACCAGAATTTACATACATAATCTGGTTTTGATCCATTGGAATAAATTCTATCTTTTCTACCTTTTCTGGATGCTCGGGACTAAAAATTGGCTTTCTATAAATATAACCCTTTACAAGCATATTTTGAATATTATTATAGACAGGATCAATAATTTCAGCAGGAATATTTATGACTCCTAAAATTCCATCTTTTACATATCCTTCGTGAATAATTTGCTCAAAAAATACTTCTCCTTCTACCATTAACTGTCTAAAATATTGCCACCCTCTATTTTTTAAATCATAGTATTCAACATAACGATGAAATTGTTTATCAAGCTCTTCCTTTTCATCAACAGTAAGATCAATATCTTTTAATTGTAATTTAGTAATCCATCCCGAGTCATCTGGATTTATCGTCTCATCACATATTTCATCTAAAGCATCTGATACTTCAGAATATGCTGCTATAATTCTATAATCTCTTAAACGTCCAGCTTTATCATCTTGAATATTAGCATACATTACGTCGCCAAAAGATGAATCTTTAGCGAAGTCTCCAATAGGTATATTGTTAAAAGGGTTGGAAGATGAGACTGATGATTTAGCTAGAGCTTCAGCTCTTCTCATTCCCGCTTTCTTAAAAAATTTATACTTAGGGTTTAAACTATCATTTTCACCTCTTCCATCAGTAGCGTACGGTAATCTATTTTGAATATATTGTATTAGATTTCTACCAAAAGTCGATGCGCGACCGTCATTTGTTACATACGATCGATTCTGATTAGGGCTAGTTGATGATCCGGTTCCTGCCATCTTATATATATTTATGTCATCTGAAGGATAGAGCTAGTGGCAGGGTAAGAAGAACCCCATCCAGCTTCATTTGCCGTAATAAAAGCAAATTTACCTGCAGCACTTAAGGTTGATGTTGGTAAGAATATATTTGTTATATTATCGTTTATTACATTAAAGAATGAATCATCTAATTTATAACCACTTATGGTTGCTGATTTAGCTGATGTAATTTCTTGATAGTTAGAATAGAAAGGATTATTTGGTGTAGGTCCTCCCATATCAGTTGCACTTAAATAAAAGTCATTGTCAAAAGAAAAACGTTTACCATATAAAATAAAATTATTTGGATTAGACGATAATAATCTAGTTGTACTTTGATATAATTGCGTAAATGTACCTGTAGTAGAATAGTAAAGATTTGTAATCTCAGGAATAGCAGAAACAGTTACTGTTTCTGAATATGCAGAAGGTACACCAGCGTTATAAGCAGATAGAGCTTTATATTCTTGCTGTATATATGACTCGTTACTAACTACTTCATCTGGATCTAATGGAGAGTAAATTCTATTGGCTAAATTAACTGCTATAAAATTATTATCAATTTTATAAATATTACCTCTTGTATCTTTTTCTTCTGGAAAAAGCCAACCTTTAATTGTAAATGTTGTATCTACAGTTACTCTAAATTTGTCGTTGTACGTAGTATCAGTTGGTGTATTGTAAACTAAGTTTCCATCCCATAATACCTCTGATCTTATTTCTTGATCGTAACTCGCGCCAAAAGCTGGTGGTACTTTCCAAGTTAAAATTATATATGGATTATTATAAGGTACAAAATTAGATATTATTTGGTCTATATCTTGCATATACCTTGCAAGTATTGACATACTAACTTGTAAATTTACCGGCACAGGCATTGAAAAATTTGATGAAGCTTTAGAATCATCTGCTCTCTGTGTAGGTATATACGTATTTGGTAATTTATTAAAGACTCTATCATTGTCTCTAGATACCCCGGTTAGATTTATTGCTACAACCGGCAAGGTAATATTTTGCGCCTTGTTAATAATATCATACATTACGCGTTGTTTAGGCGCAAAAACATATCTTACTTCTATATTACTTTTTCTTTCTCTATCTTTATTAAATCTACTTATAACCGTATCATCAAACGCAGCAACAAACTGTGTTAAAAGATTTTTAATTTCAAAATGAAAAGCTCGGTTCTTCATACGTACTTATATATTTATTACAAAAACCTTTTGATGAAATATTTCGGCAACTTATGCTTGTTATTTAACACACTTTCGACAATAGCGCCATCAAGAATATATGTAATACAATGATCTTTATTTGATCTAACACCTCTCCCACAAGACTGAATCAAAGAGCATAGCATTTTATTCATATACCAATCAAAATTATCTTTCATTAATTTTTCGATTCTTTTATCTTTAGTAGGTAGATAGGGTGCTTTTACTATTATTTGAAATCTAGCTAAATCTCCTTTTAAGTCCACTCCATGAGACATTGATGGTGATATAAGCACGGTTGGATCATCATTAAGTAAATGTTGCTCGAGTAAAGCTTCATTACGTACTCCAGGTTCTCTAGCTAGGAATCTAGATTCGTTTAATTGATCAGATAAGAAAGAAGTAATAGTATTATTATGTGTATGTATAATACCTTTGTCACTTTTATGAAACTCACATATCTGTTTTATTTGATTAGCAATTTTAGGTAAGCTTCTTTTTAAGTTATGGTAATTTAACTTTAATTTTGTATTGCAATATATAGGAGCATTCTTAGCATCAAATGAAGACTCAGCTTCTACATATTTAAATTTTTCGATACCAAGACTTTTGCAAAAGTTTTTAGGATCGATTATAGTAGCCGACATTAAAACTACTTTATCAGCATATTTAAATAAATGATTAGATAGTTTATCAACTTTTAAAGGCATAAATGTTATCCCCTTTTTATCTGTTTCATAAAGGTATTCGCTTTCACTCCAAGTATCTATAATTAAAGTAAGCTTAGAGTGTAGGTTTCTAAGATAAATAAGATTCTTCTTACATTCAATAATATATTTTTTGTTTACTTTATTAGTATTATTTGTTATATCTTTAAGTTCTTCTATCTTATCATTTAAATCAATTACTAGCTCTCGAATCCACTTTACTACTTGCATATTATTTCGCGAGTAAAAAGGTCTCATATTAATATCCATTTTAGATAAGCTTTCAAAATTTACGGTACAAGAAAATTCCTTTACCAATTGATCTTCTAGCTCTGCAGCTTCATCACAAATAAGATATTGTCTTTTCTTTAAATGGTCAGGTAAAGAAAAAAACATGTTATAATTTAAAGTATTAAACGTTGACGTTAAAGCTTTATTTCGCTGCTCGTAGTACGGGCATTTATTTTTTGCCCAACATTCCTCTTTTATTTTAGGTAGATGCAAACATGGAGCTAGCTCAACTGTAAACCTATCATCAATTTCGCATTGATAGTTTGACTTACCTTTTAATACTTTTACATCATTAAACAAGTCTTTATACTGATCTTGCAATGCTTTGGTTATCGTTAAAGCAGTACATCCAAAAGACTCTTCACTATTGCAATCATCTTCATATGCATACCCCCCACCATGCGCTCTTCTATACGCTAAATAGTTTGTTACAATTTCTCTAAATTCTTTAGTAGGTTGTTTAGAAACATTACCTATAGTTTTAGATATAAAAGACTTACCAGACCCAGTAGGTGCATTACACACTACAAATTTATAACCATCAGTAAATGCTTGATCAATATTTTTAAGTAGCTTTACTTGCGCAGAATT